AAAACACCTTGGGTCGGATGAGTTCCTGGCTGACGGTTTCAATTTTCTTTGAAAAATCTTCAAGGTTTACTTCCGGCTTGGGGGGTGGCGGGGGTTGTTTGGAATACATGTAACCAAAAACAGCGAGTGGTACGATACCAATCAAAAGTTGAAGGAACCAGCGTGATCTAGAATTTGACAAAGACTTATCATTTGGGTCATGAGTGAAGAGCTTCATGAGCGGCCCTAGGATCATGAACCAAACATAAACACCAAGCAAGGCGTAAGCCGCCATCTTGGTCGTGGGATCATCAATCATCCTTTCCTAAATAGGACAGAGATTACTTTTTTACTCAGAAAGTACAAGCAAAAAGACACCTGCTATGAAAATAAGCGCCAAGTAATTACACTCTGTGTTTCCTGGGTTTTGTACAGGCTGGGGTGGTCCGATTTTTACGACTCTGGGTGGACCCAGAGGTCCTGGGTCCATTTCATCAAATGGGGCCATTGATAAGGCCATCTATTTATATTAACTTAGAAAATTCAGATGGAAACCTCCTTCTTAGCTGGTTTCCGGCCCCGGCCCCCCTTCTTCTTGGACTCGGACACTTTCACCTCCTTGGTTTCCGACTGTGCGTCGATGCTCACAATGTCAGAGAGGGAATCCTCCTCACGAATGACTGGGCGCGTACTCTGAGGCATACCTGGTCCCATCATATTCATCAGGGAGCCAAAATCCATCCCGGGGCCGCGCATCTCACGCGACTGTGGCGCTGATGGCATTTCGGTCGTCGTCTGACTGCGGTGGACCGCATCCATCATGTTACGCATCAACTCAGGGTTCTGCTTCATCACATTGTTCATATTCGGAACAGCCGCCTTGAACATGCTGTTGGTCAAGTGGAACATCATCGCCGAGCCACCAACCATCATAATCAGCTTCACCTCGGGTGCCACATTCACCTTGGTCTTGTACTTGTTGTACAGCTCCTCAAAGACGCCATCGTAGTCCTCGACATTCTCCATCGTGTTCTGAGACCAGCCGTTCAGCTCCAAGTCAAAAGGGTCAAACTTCTCGTTAAGAAACTCGAGGCCAGTCACGGCTGCAATCAGCATGCGCCGCTGGAACTTGATGGACCGCTCGCACTCGATGGCGTAAATCATCCGCTTGTACTCGGTACGAATCTCCTCAATGTCGGAGTAGATTGTCAGGCGTGCACCAGAGTGCACACCCTTCTTAATCAGACGGCTAATCTTATTCAAAAGGTCCGCCTTTTCATCCTCAATCGTCTTGTAGCCGTCGCTCGGCACATTCGAGCCTCCACCCTGGGGCTCATACTCAGGTGGGCCCCCGCCCTGCTCGTCCATCTCCTCACCTCCATCAAACTCCTCGACAGGCACAGGAGGAGGGGCGGTCCGCTTAGTGGGGTTTGTGAAAAAGTCCAGACCCTCATCCTCGGCAGGAGGAGGGGCCTCGGCAGGAACCTTACGGGCAAACACAGATGGACGACTGGGCTTAGGCTTCAGGGGCACGCGCTTCTCAGCCGGCTGAATCGAAATTTCGTCAAGAAGTGCCGCCTCGTCAGCGTCAAGGTTTATGTTCTGAGCTCCATCAGTAATACTAATGTCCATACTGATAGTTTTAAAGAAAGGATCGCAACCTCTTTAACGCACTTGTTTTGTTTAATAAAAAAATATTCATACATGTCAAATGCCTTCCCTGTATAAAATGTCCAAGATGCTGAGCAACGCCGTCATCATCGCCCTACTGATTGTGGTTGTGGTGATGCTCGCTCGCCAGGGCTCCTCCGGTTACGAGGGTGCCCCTCTTGAGATCAAGCCAACCGGTAACGCTGCGCGTGGCCCACAGAGCCTGTTTGACATCAACCCATCCCTTGAGTGCACCCCCGGCCCATCCGCCAACGCTACTTACTACACGAGCGGCCTGACCCCAGGTGGTCTGTGCGGCGACGGTGACTTTGTCAAGGGTCAGCTCCGCGAATTCGATATCGAAAATGGTATCGGTGGCTCCCTGCTTGAAAAGTAAAATATTAACTATATTCAGAGATGAGTGAAACCATCGATAATGGGAACGGTACAACTCCCATCGTCGTGTTTCCTCCTGCGAATGTAACAGTCGCATCAAACGTCCTGAGCACAACAGGTAATGTCATCGCTGGAAATATCATCAGCGTTGACGGGACTTTTACAGGAAATCTCTATGTCGGAGGAAGAATCACAGGAAATGTCACCTTTTCGTCACTCAACCTCGTGTCTCTCAACGCCACAACGGTTGTGTCTTCCGCCTATTTTGGAAATGGATTTGGAATTTCAAATCTAAATTCGGCAAATATTGTCGGCACCGTAAAAACAGCCCAATCAGTAACTGTCGCTTCTCAACCCAACATCACCTCCGTAGGCACCTTGACTGGTCTGAATGTCCAAGGTCTTGCTGTCATCTCAAACGGATCTGCAATTTCAAACTTAAATTCAGCCAATCTGGTCGGAACTATAGGTACGGCTCAATCAGTTACTAACGCTGCTCAGCCAAACATCACCTCCGTAGGCACCTTGACTGGCCTCAATGTCCAGGGTCTCTTGGTAGCCTCGAATGGTTCTGCAATTTCAAACTTAAATTCAGCCAATCTGGTCGGAACTATAGGCACGGCCCAATCAGTTACTAATGCTGCCCAACCCAACATCACCTCGGTCGGCACCTTGACTGGTCTGAATGTCCAGGGTCTCCTGGTAGCCTCAAACGGATCTGCAATTTCAAATCTAAATTCAGCAAATATTGTGGGTACCGTGGGGACGGCACAAAGTGTCACCTTGGCAAGTCAACCGAATATTACATCGGTCGGAACTTTGACCGGTCTGAACGTTCAAGGTCTCCTGGTAGCATCAAACGGATCTGCAATTTCAAATCTAAATTCAGCAAATATTGTGGGTACTGTGAAAACAGCACAGTCAGTAACCGTCGCTTCTCAACCCAACATAACCTCCGTAGGCACCTTGACTGGTCTGAACGTCCAAGGTCTCCTGGTAGCTTCGAACGGTTCCGCAATTTCAAATCTAAATTCATCCAACTTGGTCGGAACAATTTCACTTTCAAATTTGCCGGTGAGCGGGGTGACTGCTGGACTTTATGGGTCGAGTGCAAACATAGCACAGTTTAATGTTGACCAGTATGGCCGGGTGACACTTGCATCAAACATAGGTGTCGTATCATCTCAGTGGTCCGGTACAATAGGGTCTTCAATTTATTATTTGAATCCGGTTGGCATAGGAACATCGACTCCAAGTGCAAACTTGCAAGTGACTGGAAATGTCTATGTCACAAACACAGTCACAACGAATAACTTGTTTTTTAATAACGCAATTTTGGCTACAAATTTACCAGTCCTGACGGGATTTGATGGATCGTACGGATCACTGTCCAATGTACCGCAAATTACTGTCGACCAGTACGGACGCGTGAGTGCAGCGGCAAATGTGGCGTTCACTTCGTCCCAATGGACAAGTGTCGCTGCGAATGTTGCATTTGCAAACGCAGTCATGATTGGATCCTTGTCAGATATACCCAATAACTCAAACTTGTATGTCACCGGACTTGCCACCTTTGGAGCCATTTCCGGAAATGGATCTGCAATTTCAAATCTAAATTCGGCAAATTTAGTAGGCTTAATTTCAAATAGTCTTCTTATACCGACCGGGGTTGTTCCTGGAATGTACGGAAATGGGGCAGCTGTGCCACAGTTTACGGTTGATCAGTACGGCCGAATCAACTTGGTCAGTAATGTGACAATTTCAAGTGTGAATGCTTCTGCACTGTACGGAACACTTTCGACAAACTTGTTCCCCTTGAGTGGTGTAACTGCAAGTCAATACGGGTCGAGTGCAAACATACCTCAGTTGACTGTTGATCAGTACGGCAGAGTCACTTTGGCAAGTAATATTAGTCTGCCGATTGTGTACTCGAATTTGACGGTGACGACGGCAAACATTGTCACAGCAAATATTTCAACATTGACTTCGAATCAGCTCGCAAATTTGAGTAATCTTGTCGTCTCTACTCAAGCAAATATCTTTTCGGCCAATATCAACACTCTCACGGTGTTCGACCAGACAACTGGTAATTTATCTGCAACTACAGCGAATATTACTTCACTGAATGTAGCAACATCGGTCATAGGGACTCTGTCCGGAAACATTTTCAATCCAAATTTGATTTCAGCGATAAATATCTACTCGGCAAATTCGGTCCTCACAACAAATCTCACAGCTGACAAGGTTGTGTCACGACTTGGGTTTTCAAACATTGTATTTGCTGACAACATCTTTTCAACCAACTCGATTATAAGTACGAATATATTTTCAAATAGTCTGTATGTAATCTCAACTCCTTTACTTAACAATGTGT